CGTGGTTCAACGCACTCTCTGCGAAGCACTACTGGAAACGTATCTGGAACATCGAACTCACTCCATCCGGGGTCAACAAAGCCGGAGAGTTCGAGAAATTCGTGTCGTGGGAAGACGCCCGCTTCCTCCAGCGTGGCTTCGTCCGCACACTCGAACACACTTTTGCTCCCCTCGCCAAGTCCATCATCCGCGACATGGTCCTCTGGGTAACTGACTCATCTCAGAACCCCAAGATCACCCGCTCCAACGTCGCTGCAGCCCTCATGGAAGCCGCCCACCACGACAAAGAATTCTTCGATTCCCTCGAATCAGACCTTAAAGTCGCATGCGCCCAAAAACGCATCCCGTGGGTTGCCCACACCTTCCAAGAGTACCGCAGAATGTTCCGTCGCTCCCTCACTCCTAGTGAGGAGTTCGCCGCCTACGCACGATCCTGCGTAGAGGCGGACCTTCAGGACATCTGACTATCCAACTCCCGACCTGAGCACGTCATGAAACTACTCCAGTCACGGGTTCCTGTAAAGAACTCATTTTGTGTGTGTGATCTTCCACTTCCGCACTTGCTCCTTTTTCCCTCATGGAAATGGATTGCTGCACACAAACTCACCACGTCTCGCTGGAATCACCGCGAGATAGGGAAATTGGACGCCCCGTATCCCTATAATGCTAGGTCTACGGTTAAGAAATGCATTGCCACCGAGAACAGCTCAGAAATCCCTACCCTTAACCTCGCTATCCCCGAGGTCTCCTCGACCGCCCTCACCTCATTCGGTGAAATTGCCCCTGCCGTCACTATCCAGCTCAACAATGAGAAAGAACCTCCCTTCTCAAAGTCCGATGCTGGCTATGAATCCATAGGTATCCCCCCTCAACTCAAGTTCAACTTTAACGTCGACTCTTTTGTTTGGAACTATGGACACGTCATGGGCACGCTCCTTCACACCATCGAATTCCCCACCGTCCTCAAAAACATCCCCAACATTGCTCTCAAGCTTGCCGAGCACCGCTACATGGCCGCCGATGTCAGCGTCAAAGTCAAGATCACTTCCACCCCATTTCACTACGGAAGTCTTGGCATTGCCTACATTCCCCGCCTCACTGCACCCGGTGCCGCCCGCTACTCTGACCCCGCCCAACTGCAGAGCAACCCCTACGTCTCATTCCTAGACGTGGGGGCCACGGAGACCGTTGATCTTAAATTAGAGAGGCTCCCTCTCTCTACTTTCGATTACGTCCTCACCGTGGGACCCACAATTGGAACCCTCTTCTTTTTCGTCCGCGTGCCCCTCCGCGCGTCCGGAATTGGAACCGAACCCACCCCTCTTACCGTTTCTGTCTTCGCCAACTTCGA